GGTTTCTTTTCCTCTCTGAGTGATTTTCGTCGGGGGTGGGGTCGACCATGTACACATATAATACAGAGGTGATTTTCATGAAGAAGAAAACAAGAAAGACAGACTTCTCGGAGATATTGGAGAAGATACCGTCTGACAAGAGAATGATCGGCGAGAAGTTGATCGAAGAGCTGTCCTTCATGGAAGAGACGCTCGCAGAACTCAAGACTCAGATCAGGGAGATCGGGACGATCGAACACTTCGAGCAAGGGAAACAGAGCTTTCTCCGTGAATCTCCGGCTCTCAAGAGCTACAACACGACCGTTCAGAGATATTCAATGTTATATCGACAACTCTGTGATCTCGCCGGAAAGACTCAGGAAGCGGAGAAGTCGAATCCCGTCTATGACTTCATCAAAGAGGGGTCAGCGTGAATTATATTGACGAGTATCTCGAAGCGATCAGATCGGGACGGTGTATCGTCGGAAAGCGACTCCGGCGAGAATATGAAAAGCTCTCCGACGACATTCACAACCCGAAGAACGGCTTCATCTTCGACGAGAAGAAAGCTCAGCGTCCGATCGACTTCATTGAACGCTTTTGTCGTCATTCAAAAGGCGAACTCGCCGGAACGCTGATCAGGCTCGAGCTATTTCAGAAAGCTTTTATCTCAGCGCTTTTCGGCTTCGTGGACGCTCAGACGGGTCTCAGGAAGTATCGAGAGACGCTTTTCTATGTCGCCCGGAAGAACGGAAAATCAGTCCTTCTCAGCGGTCTCGCTCTGTATTGTCTGATCGCTGACAATGAACCCGGGGCGGAAGTGTATTCAGTCGCTACCAAAAAAGACCAGGCGAAGATCATTTTCACGGAAGCGTACAACATGACGAGACAATCGCCGGAGCTGATCGAGATCACGAAGAAGCGAAAGTCTGATCTCTACTTCCCGTTGACGTTCTCCAAAATGCAACCGCTCGGAAAGAACAGCGACACTCTCGACGGACTGAACAGCTCGCTCGTGATCGTTGACGAGCTTCACTCGATCAGAGATCGCAATTTATACGAGGTCATGAAGCAGAGTCAGTCAGCGAGACGACAACCGCTTTTTGTTATGATCACGACCGCCGGAACGATCAGAGAGTGTATTTTTGACGATATGTACAAATACGCTTGCGGAGTCTGTGACGGGACGATCAGCGACGACCGTTTTCTTCCGATCATTTACGAGCTTGACAAGAAAGACGAGTATCTCGACCCGTTGAAATGGGAGAAAGCGAATCCCGGTCTCAATACGATCAAGAAGCTCGACGATCTGATCAGCAAAGTCTCCCGGGCGAGACAATCTCCGAGAGATCTGACAGGCGTTCTCGTGAAGGACTTCAACGTCATTCAGTCAGCGTCGGCGACGTGGCTTCAATTTGACGAGATCAACAACGAAGAGAAGTTTGATCTCAGCGCTTTTCGTGGCTTCTATGCGATCGGCGGAGCTGATCTCTCGATCACGACTGATCTGACTTGTGCGACCGTTCTTCTCATGGACAAAAACGAGAAGAGATATGTCACGCAGATGTATTTTCTCCCGGCGGACAACTTCGATCAGCGAGTCCATGACGAGAAAATCCCGTATGACAAATGGAAAGAAGCCGGACTTCTTCGACTCTGTGAAGGAAACTCGATCAACTATCACGACGTGACTTCGTGGTTTTTGGAGATCGTTGAGAAGTATGAGATCACTCCGGCATGGATTTATTATGACTCATACTCCGCTCGATATTGGGTCGAGGAAATGCAGTCTCACGGCTTCAATATGATCAGGTGTATTCAGGGAGCAAAGACGCTCTCTCTCCCTATGCAGAAGCTCGGAGCTGATCTCAAAAAGAAGCTGATCAACTACAACGACAATCCGCTTCTGAAATGGTGTATCACGAACACAGGGATTCAGACCGATCGGAACGGAAACATCGTCCCGGTGAAAGCAACGTCGGCGAAGTATAGAATTGACGGACTCGCTTCACTTCTCGACGCTTACGTCGGACTATGTGACCATTACAACGAATATCTCGAAGCAATCTGAAAGAGGTGATCTTCATGAAAAATCAGTATTACAAGAAAGACAAGAAAGCTCTCATTCACGATCAAATCAGCGTCTCCGGGTCGGGATATATGCCAAAGACATATTATGTCCCGAGAACGCCGTCGGCGTTATGGTGCTACGCTCGACAGCTCAGTCAGGACACAGTTTTCGAGGCGAAGTCTTACGGAGAGGACGAGAACCGCTTCTTCGTATTCAACCGGGGAACGGTGATCGAGCTTTATGATCTCATTCTATACCGTGAGAAGTGGTATCAGGTGACGAGAGTTGACACTGAGGACGACTACAACACGGACATCTTCGTCTATGTGAAGGACGCTCCGAGAGGGTCAATCCCGACGGCGGACACGTTAAAACCGTACGGGTGGACTCCCGAAGAGAGCTGATCTCGTTTTTCTTCTTGACTTTTATGTGTACATAAACTATACTATCTCTCGGGACTACTATGTCTCAAGAAAACACATAGTCAAGAAGGGAGACAAGAGAACAATGAGAAACATTGACAAGAACATCGAGCAAGGACACGAGATCATCAGGAAACACGAGAGAGCTGATCTGACAGTCAGCGAGCTTCATCAGTTTTACGAGACATTCTCAAAGACCGCAGAAGAAAAAGGTGTCGCCGAAGGAATCTTCGAGCTGATCACTGACGTTTTTCACATGGGAGTCGCCGTCGGCGCTCGCAATTCATGAAGGGAGCTGAGATCATGAAACACTTCAAGATCAACTATATCGACGGTCATGATCTCCGCTTCAAGTCCTTCGAGACTGACGCAGAAGATCGAGACCAGGCGATCAGAAATCTTCGAGAGTCGTATGTCAACGGCGACTTCGATCATCAGATCGAGAGCGTGATCGAGGAAGGGAGCGTCGAAGAATGAGAGTGATCAGTTTTGTCAATCAAAAAGGCGGAGTCGCAAAAACGACGAGCGCTGTCAACGTCGGAGTGAGTCTCGCTGATCAGGGACGGAAGGTTCTTCTCGTTGATCTTGACGCTCAAGGGTCTCTCTCGATCTCAACGGGACTCAGGGAGATCGGCTCGGACGAGCTGACGACTTATGAAGTATTAAAGGGAAGAGACATCAGAGAAGCCGTGAGAACACTCTCCGACGATCTGAGCGTTCTTCCGACTGACATCAGGCTCAGCGGAGCGGAGATCGAGCTGTCAAGCGTCCCGGGTCGAGAGTTTCTTCTGAGAGAAGCTCTGAGCGCTTTTGAGGGCGTTTTCGACTATGTTTTGATAGATTGTCCGCCGTCGCTCGGAATACTCACTCTGATCGCTCTGACGGCTTCTGACGGGGTGATCGTCCCGGTGAAAGCTGACTTTCTCGCTCTCAATGGAATGTCTCAGCTCGTGGACGTGATCAACGTCGTCAAGCGGAGAATGAATCCGGCTCTCGAGATCGTCGGAGTGATCGCAACGTTTTACAATGCCCGACGGAATCTCGATCAGCAGATCGTCGCTCAGATCGAGCAATTCTTCCCGGGAAAGCTCTTCGAGACGAAGATCAGTCAAAACACAGCTCTCGCAGAAGCTCCGGCGAACGGGACAAATATTTTCGACTATGACGCAAAGAGCAAAGGCGCTCAACAATACAAATCACTCGCAGAAGAACTCATTGAAAGAGAGGATTTTTGATCATGGCAAAGAAGGAAAAATTCAGCGTTGACGGCTCAGCTCTTTTCGGAAGTATGTCTCAGGAAGAAGTCAGAGAAGCCGTGATAAAAAAGACAGGGAGACCGCAGAACGACAAGCTCGTCCGTGAGACGGGCGCTCAGAAGGGACTCCCGGTCGAGCTGACACGTCAGACTTTGATCGTCAGCGTCGAGCAGATCGAGACTCTGAAAAATTATGCTTACACTGAGAGAATGAAGCTGAAAGACGTTGTCTCGGAAGCTTTCAAAGAATACATTGAAAACCATGTCAACCCGGAAACATTACTCACTCGCCCGGAAGATTGGAGATAATTATTATCATGTACACAGATAATACACAGAATACAAAAACATATACTGTGATCGAGGTCTCAAAGCTTTTCGGGGTCGGAGTCGATACCGTTCACAGAATGATCAAAGACGGACGACTCGACGGTGAGAAGGTCAAGAACCGCTATCAGATCACGGAAGAGTCGATCAAGCGACTCGTGAAGGAAGGAAGCAAGAATAAATGATTGTAAAGCTCACAGCACAAGACAAAAAGCAGATCGAGCGACTTCACTCTGACTATGCGAAGAAGATCGCAGAAGCGGAAGCTCTGATCGAGAAGCTCGCTCCGGCTCAGGACTTCGACGAAGAGAAAGAGCGTGAGATTCAGTCTCGCCGTCCGAAAATGCCCGACCCGGTCAAGTATGCTGACGACGGGACTCCGATCTATTCAGAAGAGTCTCTCAAGCCGTACAACGCCGAAATGAAGAAGATCAATGAAGAACTCGATCAGCTCTTCGAAGCGTGGCTCGACTCCGGCAAGCCGGGATTCAGAGAAGCTCGGAAGGAAAGATCACGATTGATCTCTGAACAGGGAGACGCAATCAACGCACTCTTCAAACAGATCGAGCGACGGGAGTTTTCGAAGCTCGGCGGAGACCGTGACAAGATCATTCAGTCAGCGAGAGAACAAGTGAAGCTTCTGATCGACAATCGCTTCAACTCTTATCAGGAAAAGATCAGAACTCACAAAGACGAGGACGGAGATTTGATCTCAGGCTTCTCAGCTCGTGATCTGAGGGTCGACGGCGAGAAGATATATCTCGACCAGGCGACGATCATTGACGACTGCAAGCGATCTCTTCTCGCTCTTCATTATGAAGCACTCAGTCACGATCAGGAAGCGATCAGAGAGATCGACGACATTGTTCTCACGATCGTCACTGACAGTCCGAAAACATCGAGCGACAAAGGTGTTCTCGGAGCTATGATCAAGTTTGATCTCAGTGAAGAAGAAAAGATCGAGGACGTTCAGATCAGGACTTCTCGCCCGGAGACAATGCTCGTCCCGACTTCGAAACTCGTGAATGAAGCTTTTCTCGGCGATCTCTATCCGGGAACGGGAAAGAAAGTCAACGTTCAGAAGAAGTCTCTCATGAAGAAGTCGCCCGTCTACACTCTGATCTCGATCGACATCGAAGAAATGAAAAGTCAGGGAGTGACCATACAGGGACGACGGGAGCTGAGACCGTATGATCAAGAAGTCCATGACGCTATAACTTCTCAGTATGTCGAGGGCGGAAACGAATATATCACGGACTCAATGATCTTCGACACTATCTCCGGTAAAGAGGGAGCGACGCTCAATCCGAAGCAGAGAGAAGCGATCTCGAACGCAATCACGAAGCTCATGTTCTCTCACGTCAAGATCGACGCTTCTGAGGAAGCGAAGAAATTCGGTCTCGAGAAGTTTGTCTATGACGGTTATCTTCTCCCGGCGGAGCGTGTGACGGTCTCTCTCAACGGAACGATCACGGAGTGTATTCATCTTTTCAGAACTCCGCCGTTGTACGACTACGCTGAGAAGAGAAAGCAAATCGGACGAATGAGCGTGAAGCTTCTGAACAGTCCCGTCAACAAGAACGAAGAGACGATCGCTCTTCAAGGCTATCTTTACAGACGTATTCTCAGCATGAAGGGAAGCTCGAAGCTCTCTCCGACGATCAAATATGACACGGTTTACAAACAGCTCGAGATCACAGCGTCGTCAGACGGAGCGCTCCGAAAGAAGAAGCTGAAAGTCCGTGAAACGGTCAAGAAGATTCTCGACTATTGGAAAAAAAAAGGATTCATTCTCGGATATGTCGAGAACGCTCACAAGTCCGAGAAGGGAAAGATCGACTCGATCACGATCAGGTATTAACCCCGTAAAAGTGGTGACACTGACCCCGTAAAAGTGGTGACGCTCAGCGTTACTCTCTGAGAGAAAAAAGCTCTCCGGGTAGGGGTCTAAAGTGGTAACGTTAGGGGTCTAAACTGGTAACGCTAAGGGGTCTAAACTGGTAACGGTAGGGGTCTAAAGTGGTGACGCACAACGACCCGAAAAACCGTCGAAAAGTCAGTAAAATCAAGGCTTCCCGAGATCGGGCGAAAACCGTATAAGCTTTATAAGCATTATAAGCTTTATACTGCACTCGAAGCGGACTTTGCTTCGCTGTCCGCTCTCGTGCTATAACATGACCGAATATAGAAGAAAGAGGTGATCAGAACATGATCAACGACTCAGTGAAAGAAGAGCTTCGTCCGAGACTGATCGAGTATGTCTCACAGATCACGACTCCGTCGAGGAAAGCCGGAAAGAATATGTTCGTCTGTCCGTTGTGCGGAAGTGGGTCTCACGGCGGAAGAAACAGCGACGGCGCTTTTCATGTGACCGGGGCGACGTGGTACTGTCATTCATGCAGACGGGGCGGAGACATTTTCAAGCTGATCGAGCTTCACGAAGGTCTCTCGAGTTTTCCCGATCAGGTCAAGAGGGGCGCTGAGCTTCTCGGAGTGACAGTCATTGACTCAGCGAAAAGAGACTTCTCGCCGGAAGTCAGGAAGGAAGAAAAGAAAGAAGTGAAGCCGGAAGTGAAGAGCAATCCCGAAAGAGCGAAACAGATCGAGACATTCTCGTCAGCGATCGCCGGAAGTCCGGCGGAAAAATATCTTCATGATCGAGCAATCAACGACGAGACGATCTCTCACTTCATGCTCGGCTTCAACGCTCAGACCGGGCGGACGGTCATTCCTTATCCGGGAATTGACTATATGATCGAGCGAGTGATCGGAGACCAGGCGGAGAGAAAATATCTCTATCCGACGGGAGAGTCAGTCCCGATCTTCATGATCAAAGAGAGCGACTCTGACTTCTTCTTCATCACAGAAGGACAAATCGACGCTCTGTCAATGTATCAAGCCGGAGCGAAGAATGTGATCGCTCTCGGCGGTGGGAGCTATCATCTGATCGAGGACATAAAGATCGACGGAGCTGTCATCGTCGCCGATCGAGACCCGGAAGAAAAGCGAGACGAGAAAGACGGTCTCACTCCGGGAGAACGGACGGCTCGAAACATCGAGAAAACACTCGCAGATCGGAAGATCAAGTCGATCACGGTCTATCCGCCGGAAGGATTCAAAGACTCGAATGACGTTCTCAGAGCTGATCAGAAGCAACTCACGACGCTTCTCTCTCATTGGGCGAAAGAGCTTCTCGAGAAGCCGGAAGAGGGTCTCAAGGTGATCAACGTCGGCGAGTATCTGACAGAGAGCTTCTTCGAGAAAGACATTGAATACTTCAAGCGATACAAAGACAGGAAGATCGGCTTCGAGAACGTCGACAAATACTTGACTCTATATCCGGGAGTCGCTTGTCTCGGCGGAGCTTCTTCGCTCGGAAAAACGACTTTCGCAGTCAATCTCGTCGACAATCTTCTCAGGAAGGGCGAGTCGGTCATATACTTCGCACTCGAACAGCTCCCGATCGAGCTGATCACGAAGTCACTCGCTCGCCGGGTGTATGAGATCGACCCGGCTTCGCCGATCGACAATATCGACATAAAGAACGGAGCAAGCTCTGACGCTCTGATCAGGGCGAGAAGCGAGTATTCTCAGACCGCTCGGAATTATCAGATCGTCGAGGGAGACTTTCACTTCACAGCTCAAACGATCGTCGATCACGTCGAAGAATATATCAAAGTGACGGGAGTCAAGCCGATCGTCGTCATTGATTATCTTCAACTGATCGCTCCGCCGGACGGCTTCAAAGGGACTCAGAGAGAGATCACTGACGAGAATCTGAAAGCGATCAAGGACTTGTCAAAGCGGAACGAGCTTTTCATTCTTCTGATCTCGAGCTTCAACCGGGCGAGCTACAAAGAACCCGTCGGAATGGAGTCTTTCAAAGAGTCAGGAATGATCGAGTATACTTGCGACTATATTCTCGGACTTCAACTCTCAATTCTCGAGGACTCTGACTTCTACACGTCGACCGGGTCTCGAGGGGGCGAACGAGAGAACAACAACGACAAGAAAGAGAAAAAGCTCTATGAAGCGATCAATCAGTCGCCGAAGGAAGTTGAACTCGTGGCTCTCAAAAACAGGAACGGTCGTCAGCGCTTCAAATGCTTCTTTAAGTATGAAATGAAGTTTGACACGTTCTCGCCGGACATGAACTCACGCTTCGACCCGGACTCAGCTTCGTCGGACTTCAAACCGATCTCGCCGGGAATGAGCGTCCCGTTCAAAACCGTCTGAAAACAGAATAACACTCAGAGATCGAGCGGACTTGTGTTCGCTCTTTTTCTTTGCTTATTATGTACACATAGAATACAGAAACATTGACAGAAACATTTTAATATGATATGATAATAGGGACAAAGTATGTCTTGATTACAGAGGAAGCGAGGTCGAGAAACGTGAGTAAGTATGAAAAGCCGATCATCGACGAGATCGTTCTTCTCAGCGGAGAAACATTCACGGACGCAAGGCTTCAAATCGAAGCTCAGCGAGTCCCGGGATTCATGGCGATCGAGAGTCAGCGAGTGAAGGACTCGACAGAATATATCGCTCTCACGGCGATCTCGAGCTTCACGATCAGGAATGACGAACTCATGAAAACGTCTCCGGCTTATTACTTCTCGCCGGAGCTGAAAGTAAAAGTCGAGAGGTGATCAAGTGAGCATTTTTGACAGATTATTCAGACGGGAGAGAACAGTCACTTCGAGTCAGGTGATCGAAGAGACTCGGAGCTTCTCAGCTTTCACGGGTGACGCTTACTCAAACGACGTTTTTCGGGAAGCGGTCGACGCAATCGCCCGGAACGCCGGAAAGCTGAAAGGCTCTCACGTCATAAAATACAGAGATCACGATCGGGAAGAGGGCGACTGCAAGATCAACAGACTTCTTCAAGTCCGCCCGAATCCGTATATGTCAGCGTATGACTTCATATACAAGCTCGTGACTCGTTTGTATCTATACAACAACAGCTTCGCATATATCGACCGAGATCAGCGAGGAAACGTCGTCGGACTCTATCCGATCACGGCTTCACACATTGATCTTCTCGCCGATCAGAGCGGTCGTCTGTATTGTAGTTTTCTTATGAAGTCAGGACGGGAAGTCGTTCTTCCGTATGACGACATAATTCATCTGAGACGTTTCTTCAATGACGACGATATTCTCGGAGCTGACAACACAGCGATCGCTCCGGGACTTGAACTCAGTCAGACTCAGAACGAAGGACTCGTCAACGGCATAAAGAGCGGAGCGTCTATCCGGGGAATACTGAAATTCACTCAGATCATGTCGCCGGAGAAGCTCAAGAAAGAGAAAGACGCTTTCGTCACTGACTATCTCGAGATCGGGAACGACGGCGGAGTCGTCGCAACTGATCAGAAAATGGACTATCAACCGATCGAGAGCAAGCCGATCGTTCTCAATGCTGATCAGACAAAAGCGATCAGAGAGAAGATTTTCAGCTATCTCGGAGTGACAGAAGCGATCGTCAGCTCGTCATATACAGAAGATCAGTTTTCCGCTTTCTATGAGTCAACGATCGAACCGATCGCAACGGCTCTCAGTCAGGAAATGACAGCGAAGCTCTTCTCAGAGAGAGAGCAAGCTTTCGGAAACGAGATCATCTTCGAGAGCGGTCGACTGCAATTCACGAGCAACTCGACGAAGGTCAATTTGATCGCTCAGCTCGTCCCGTTGGGACTTCTCACGGTCAATCAGGCGCTCGAGATTCTCAATCTTCCCGGAGTCGCTGACGGTGATCGGAGACTGCAAGCTCTGAACATGATCGACGTTGACCAGGCGATCAAGTATCAGATCGGGGAAGGGGCGAAAGAATGAGCAGATCGACATATTATCGAGTCTGTGAAAAGTGCGGAAGCAATCTCGACCCGGGCGAAAGATGTGACTGTCAGGACGCTCAGAAAGCCGTCAGACGGGTCTTTCTCTCGAAGTCGATAAAATATCCGATCAGGGGCGGAAAGTCGCTCAGAGGGGCGGTGAGAGCGTCATGAAGCATTATGTCGAAGCACTCAACACAGTGATCTTCAATAAGTCATGGACTCCGCTTTTCAAGGCACTCAGCGACGAGAACGCCGGAAAGCTGATCAAAGCGCTCTTCGACTTCATGAACGGCGAGAAAGTTGATCTCGAGGACACTCAGCTTCGAGCGATCTTTCTCTCAATCGCCGATCAGATCGAACACAGCGCTCGAAAGTATTATTCACGAGTCTATCAAGAGGACGGTGACGAGGAATGAAAGAAACAAGAATCGCAGAGATCAGAGCGTCTCAACTCGACGACGCTATGATTATAGAAGGTCGGGCGATCGTCTTTGATCAGGCGACGACGATCAATGACCCGGTAGGGTCTTACACGGAGATCATTCAACGAGGGGCGCTCGACAACGCCGATCTGACTGACGTGAGACTTCTCTTCAATCACGATCTGAACAGAGTACCGCTCGCAAGAACTCCGAAAACGATGTCTCTGAGCGTTGACCCGGTAGGAATGACGATCAGAGCAACTCTTCCGAATACTGAAAGCGCTCGAGAGGTCTATGAAGCCGTGAAGCGGTCTGATCTTCGAGGAATGAGCTTCGCTTTCAAAGTCCCGGAAGGGGGCGACACTTATGACCCGAAAACCAACACGAGAACGATCAATCAGATCGAGAAGGTCTATGAGTGTTCAATCGTTCAATATCCGGCATACGGTCAAACGTCGGTAGAAGCAAGATCGGTCATGACGGAGAGTCAGAAGCGACTCAGACAGCTTCAACAGCTCAAAAACGTGATCAGCATGATCAAAGCGAGGTGATCAGAATGAAGAAGTCTTTTGATTTTATCTCCGATCTCACTGATCTCGCAAAGGAACGGAAGATCAAGCTCGTGAATGTGAGCGTCTCTGATCGCCGGAATAAGCGAGGCGAGTATGACTTCATCGAGGTGAGTTTTCTCAGTCCGAAGGACGAAGAGACTCCCGTTAAGAAGTTTGATCTCGAAGCTGAGATCGCTGAGCTTGAAACTGAACTCAACACGGACGAAGAGTCCGAGAAAGAAGAGGTTTAATCTTATGAAATTCAATACAGTCGCAGAAGCTTTCAACTTCTACAAAAACCACACAAACGAACAGCTCGAGCAGAGAGCGAATGAGATCAATCACATGATCGAGACCGACGAGAACGTCGACATTCAGTCTCTCAACGTGGAGCTGACCGGAATCGCTCAGGCGAAGCGCAACAACGACGAGAAGATCGAGAAGCAGGAGACCCGGTCGCGCTTCACTTTGATCGGCTCTGCTGACGACCCTCCGAC